AAATTTTAACATTTCTTCCTTTAATGGTATTATATATTTTTGTTGAAGCCGATAACTATTACAATATAACAACCAGCCATTATAAGAGTTTAATGAACACCACTGATTATAGTTCATTCTTTCATTAGTTTTTAAATACTTGTTTATTTCTTTAACTTTGTATTTCAATCGGGTAACAGTAGATTTTCTTAATAATATATAATCGGGAAATATTCTATATCCTAAGAAATCAATACCTCTTACTGTAGTTGGAAACACTTGCCAATTGTGTTTGAGTTCTAAATCTAACTCACCCATTAAAAACTCTTCAATCTCATTTTTGAGTTTATGCAAATATTCTTTTGATTCATGTAAGATTACCATATCATCCATATATCTATAATAATGCTTTATTCCCTTAACTTCTTTTATCCAATGGTCAAGTGGACTTAAATATAAATTACCTGACCATTGCGATAAATAATTTCCAATTGGAATTCCTTTACTGCCTGATGTACTATCTATGATTTCATCTATCAACCATAACAGCTTTTCATCTTTAAATATCTTGCGATAAATAGATTTCAATATATCATGATTAATATTAGGATAATACTTTTTAACATCTAACTTTAAACAATATTGAGTTCCTTCTCTATCATCTTTAATCGCAGTTGTTATTCTATTTAGGGCTAAGTGTATGCCTCTACCAGGGATTGCCGAATAAGTATCTCTTACCAATTGCTTCATCAATATTGGTTCAATTACCTGCAGCAAAGCCCATTGACATATTCTATCAGGAAAATAAGGTAGTTTATATATTTCTCTTATCTTTTTACCTTCTTTTCTCTCAAATATAACATAATCAGAAGTATTATAAGATTGTTTTATTAATTGCTCTTGCAATATACTTAGATAATATTCATTATCTTCATCAACCATACAAACCTCTTTATACCAACCCTTACCTTTACTTGCATTCTTATGAGCAAGTTTTAAGTTATCCATTTCATAAATCTTTTCATATAAGTAGCCAATTCTCTTCATTATGTCACCTTGTTTGTGCATTATACCTGAGCGTTCGACATTTAAGCTACCAGCACAAGTTCCTGTGTATTTTTTATGTTTTGCCAAGAGGCAGGGCAATGAGGATGCACGTAGGTTTTTCCTTATTTCTTGCACAAATAGTACGTGCCTGCCATGATTCCGATTACGATTAGAAGGTGCAATAGACACAAGCCGAGCGAAACCGCCTGCATTAGTCCCATTATTCCAATTACCGCTGACATACGAAACCGAGTCCTCACTGCCCATAGATTTTCCTTTAGTATGTAATCATCAATTTATGAAGCAGCCGGCACAAACAGCACGCGCCCGCCACGATCCCGAGCATGAGTAGAAGGCGCAAGATTCACACTCCGACTGAAACCGCCCGCAATAGTCCCATAATGCCAACTACCGCCGACATACGAAACCTTATGACCCGCATTTGTTGCATTTTGATAGAAATAATCCTCAATAGGTTTATTACTTGCTCCAAGTGTTTCAGTTGCAAGGAATGCAAAGTCACAAACTTCTGACCAGCCAATTGCACTAATATATCCATATGTATTAGCTAACTCAAATCCAACATCAAAGTATGGGTCAGTAATAACACTATCTGTAAATCCACTATAAGCAATGTATGCTTGATTATTTACTCCATCTGAATATACATTTAAGCCATCTTCCCACTTCCAAATATTGCCCCAGAAGTTTTCTTGACCTCTATATATAACAGAAACCAAACCATCAGTTCCAACCGCCATACCTGAACCATTACCAATAGCATAAGTTGCTCCGGTTGGTTCTGACTCATTACCGTCACCACTAGATTTATCTACAACTCCTCTTCCGATTTTACTCTGAGTATCAAATGAGCCATACTCTATTGCAAATAATAATTGAGATGCTGAATTTGAGAATATATCTTCTAACTGCCAACCAGTTCCTCTATTATTAGCAATTATTCTTGCTTTTGCTCTTGTAAAATCTTGAGTCAACCCACTAATAGGTTTAGCGGTTGCTATTGAAGAAAGCTTATCTCCAGTAGCAGCTGTAAAATCTACAATCTGTTCATCATTTAATAAATATACACTTCCTGATACATCATAGGCACATCCTTCATAAGCTGATAGGTAAATGAAGTCAACAGGTTTTTTATTTGATTCTCTTGTATAAAAAGCTGGATGTAATTTGAATCCAAATCTATCTGTTTCTGAAATATAATATCTTATCTTTTGAACACTTAATCCTCTTTTACCCGGAATCTTTTTAAAGTCAATAGGAACTGATTTATACCAAAATGCAGGCTGCTCAACCATCGCTTGAACTACGGTTCCAATCGGATAATTAACTCCATCAACATCCAATGCAATTAAGAGTTTACCACTTTCTGTATATCCAGGTTCTCCTAAATAAGCCAATCTCTTTCCGGTATCTGTAACAATACATTTTTTGCGATTACCATACATATTATAGATATCAAAATCTGTCCCTGGATTCTTTCCAATAGCATCTCCCAATCTGGTAACTGTTTTATTGACAGCGTCCCATTCTATTCCAAGAACGTTTTTTTCTGAATAGCCTACAAATCCTTTAATATTATTGGTTTCTAAGGTTATATCATTGATATTATTTATAGTTGCTACAGCTGCAGGCTCTACATCAATAATAATATCAGCGGCATTTGAAGTAACCGTTAATAAACTAATCATTAAGCTTGAAGAACTTGTGCCATTATTAGGTGACATCCAATTTGCCTCAATAGCTTTTGTCACAGAATAAAGAATTTCTCCAAGGTCAGGGTCTTGAGCATATAATCCAATAGTCCGAACATAATATCCGATAGCTAAATCTGTATTAGATATAACTCCACTAACCTTTACAGTTGCAGAATTAACAACCTTTACTGAACTAATATCAACCGTTTGTTTTATAGATGATAATTCGGTAAGTGTTGGTAAGGATGAATCACTTGGAGTAGAATCAGATATTCTAATCTTGGTGAAACGCATCTTTGTAGTTCCTGAAGCAATCTTTATCATTAGGTTATGACCACGTTCAGTAATTACAGTGCTTTTAAAACTTGCCATAATTTATTCCTCTTTTATTTTCTTATATTGCTTATGCAGCAGGAGGCACAAACAGTACGCGTGCGCAATAATTAAGATAATGCTCAGAAGGAGAATTATTCACACTCCGATAGAAACCGCCCGCACGTAAGCCATTAGTCCAACTACCGCCGACACTCGAAACCTTATGACCCCCATTCAGCACGTCTTGATAGAAATAATCTTCAATTGGCTTATTATCTGCTCCTAATGTTTCAGTAGGAAGGAATGCAAAATCACAAACCTCTGACCAGCCAATAGCACTAATATAGCCATTTGTATTAGCTAACTCAAATCCAACATCAAAGTATGGGTCTGCGATTACACTATCTGCAAATCCGCTGTAAGCAATATAAGCTTGATTATTTACTCCGTCCGCATATACATTTAAGCCATCTTCCCACTTCCAAATATTGCCCCAAAAGTTTTCTTGACCTCTATATATTACAGATACTAATCCATCAGTTCCAACTGCCATACCTGAGCCATTTCCAATAGCATAAGTTGCTCCAGTTGGTTCTGACTCATTACCGCTACCAACAGGTTTATCTACAACACCTCTTCCAATCCTATTCTGAGTATCAAAAGACCCATATTCAATTGCAAATAATAGTTGAGATGCTGAATTTGAGAAGATATCTTCAAGCTGCCAACCAGTTCCTCTATTATTAGCAATTATTCTTGCTTTTGCTCTTGTAAAGTCTTGAGTCAACCCACTAATAGGTTTAGCATTAGCAATAGATGAAAGTTTATCCCCGGTAATAGCTGTAAAATCAACAATTTGCTCATCATTTAAGATATAGCTTTCTGCGGACGTATCATAAGCGCATCCTTCATAAGCGGATAAATAAATAAATGGAACAGGTTTTTTATTTGATTCTCTTGTATAAAAAGCTGGATGAAGCTTAAATCCAAATCTTGCTGTTTCTGAAATATAATATCTTATCTTTTGAACACTTAATCCTCTTCTTCCTGAAATCTTTTTAAAATCAATAGGCACAGCTTTATACCAGAATGCAGGCTGCTCAACCATTACTTGAACCGAAGTCCCAACCGGATAATTAACTCCATCTAAATTAATCGCACTTGTTAATTTTCCAGTTTCAGTATAACCTGTTTCTCCTAAATAAGCCAATCTAATTCCGGTATCTGTTACAATACATTTTTTGCGATTACCATACATATTATAGATATCGAAGTCCGCTCCAGCATTCTTTCCAATAGCATCTCCCAATCTTGTAACTGTTTTATTGACAACGTCCCATTCTATTCCAAGAACGTTTTTTTCTGAATAGCCTACAAATCCCTTAATATTATTGGTTTCTAAGGTTATATCATTGATATTATTTATAGTTGCTACAGCTGCAGGCTCTACATCAATAGTAATATCAGCGGCATTTGAAGTAACCGTTAATAAACTAATCATTAAGCTTGAAGAACTTGTGCCATTATTAGGTGACATCCAATTTGCCTCAATAGCTTTTGTCACAGAATAAAGAATTTCTCCAAGGTCAGGGTCTTGAGCATATAATCCAATAGTCCGAACATAATATCCGATAGCTAAATCTGTATTAGATATAACTCCACTAACCTTTACAGTTGCAGAATTAACAACCTTTACTGAACTAATATCAACCGTTTGTTTTATAGATGATAATTCGGTAAGTGTTGGTAAGGATGAATCACTTGGAGTAGAATCAGATATTCTAATCTTGGTGAAACGCATCTTTGTAGTTCCTGAAGCAATCTTTATCATTAGGTTATGACCACGTTCAGTAATTACAGTGCTTTTAAAACTTGCCATAATTTATTCCTCTTTTATTTTCTTATATTGCTTATGCAGCAGGAGGCACAAACAGTACGCGTGCGCAATAATTAAGATAATGCTCAGAAGGAGAATTATTCACACTCCGATAGAAACCGCCCGCACGTAAGCCATTAGTCCAACTACCGCCGACACTCGAAACCTTATGACCCCCATTCAGCACGTCTTGATAGAAATAATCTTCAATTGGCTTATTATCTGCTCCTAATGTTTCAGTAGGAAGGAATGCAAAATCACAAACCTCTGACCAGCCAATAGCACTAATATAGCCATTTGTATTAGCTAACTCAAATCCAACATCAAAGTATGGGTCTGCGATTACACTATCTGCAAATCCGCTGTAAGCAATATAAGCTTGATTATTTACTCCGTCCGCATATACATTTAATCCATCTTCATATTTATTAATATTACCCCAGAAGTTTTCTTGACCTCTATATATTACAGAAACTAATCCATTTGTTCCAACAGCCATTCCTGAACCATTACCTATATTGAAGGTTGCTCCAGTTGGTTCTGCCATATTACCGTTACCAAGAGGTTTATCTACAACTCCAAGTCCAATCCTAGTCTGAGTATCGAAAGAGCCATACTCAATCGCAAATAATAGTTGAGATGCTGAATTTGAGAATATATCTTCAAGTTGCCAACCGGTTCCTCTATTATTAGCCATTATTCTTGCTGCGCCTCTTGTGAAATCATTTATATATCCGCTAATTGGTTTTACATTAGCAATAGATGAAAGCTTATCCGCAGAAGTTGCTGAAAAGTCATCATTTAAGATATAGCTTTCTGCGGATACATCATAAGGACATCCTTCATAGGCTGATAGATAAATAAATGGAACAGATTTTTTAGATGCTTCTCTTGTATAAAAGGCTGGATGTAATTTGAATCCGAATCTATCTGTTTCTGAAATATAATATCTTATCTTTTGAACACTGAATCCTCTTCTTCCAGAGATTTTCTTAAAGTCAATAGGTACGGCTTTATACCAGAATGCAGGTTGCTCAACCATTACTTGAACTGTTGTACCTATTGGATAATTAGTTCCACCAACATCTAAAGCAACTATTAATTTTCCAGTTTCAGTATAACCTGTTTCTCCAAGATAAGCTAATCTAACTCCGGTATCTGTAACAATACATTTCTTTCTGTTACCATACATATTATAGATATCAAAGTCTTCTCCTGGATTCTTTCCAATAGCATCTCCAAGTCTTGTAACCCTTTTATTGACTATGTCCCATTCTAATCCTAATATCCCCTTTTCTGAATATCCTACAAATCCTTTAACATTACTGATTTCTTCATTTAATTGATTAATATCATTGATAGTTGCTACAGCATTTGGGTCGATATTAATAGTAATATTAGCTGCATTTGAAGTAACCGTTAATAGATTAATCATCAAACTTGAAGAACTAATTCCATTATCTGGAGGCATCCAATCTGCTTCAATTGCTTTAGTGACTGAATATAATATTTCTCCTTCATCAGGGTCTAAAGCATATAATCCAATAGTTTGAACATAATAACCTGTCCCTAATCCAGCATTTGAAATCGCTCCACTAACCTTTACAGTTGCAGAATTAACAACCTCTACTGAACTAATATCTACTACCTGTTTTACATCGGCTAAAGAAGTTAATCCCTCCAATTGCTCATCTGAATATATTTGACTAGAAATTCTAATCTTTGTGAAACTCATCTTTGTACTACCGGTACTAATTTTAGCCATTAATGCGTGACCTTTATTAGTAATAATAGTGCTTTTAAAATTTGCCATAATTTTCCTCCTTTATTCTATATCATATACTGTTCCAGCATCTACAACCGAGCCTGCTTTAGCATTAGCTTGTGCATTATATGCTATATTGATATCAGCACTCAATGTATATTCCACGGATAGATCTAATGCTTGACCTCTATATAATAATGATTGTTTATCTTCAATCAATAAATTCAGAATATGTTTTTCTAAATTTACCGGTATCATTACGAATAAGGTTCTAAGCATCTCATCTAACTTACCATAAACTCCAATATAGGTAGTAATATTAAGTTTATATTCTTGATGTACTAAATCTATGATATAATTATCTTTCCCTAATAATTGGTCAAGCTTATTTCTAAGCTCCCTTATAGTGAATGGTGCGATTGCGGATAAACGATTGATTATTCGCTCTCTTCTAAATTGTATAGTATCTGACTGCGGATTTGCTATTATATTTAACATATTTTCATAAATTGTTAAACCTCTTGCATTAGCAGTTAGAATAAATTGATTCTGTTCTACCTCTAATGTTAAGGAATCCAATTCATCAAATAGCTCATTTTCAGTTGAAACTAAATGGTCAGTCTCAAGCACATCTTTGTAGATTATCGGATAATATTTAGCTAAGTTTGTATTAGACATTTAAAGTCACCACCCCTAATATAGGCAGCTCCTGTCTTTCAGCTGTTTCTACTAAATTTAAGTCATTAGGCAAACTATTGATTGTTATTTCAGTTACATTGGAAACCCCTGCAACATTTAATATTGCTGCATTTATTCTGGATATATAAACCCCAAGAATATATTGATTGAAATCATTTGCTGTGCCCCATGCTTTCCTAAGCTCTAATATATAGGCTTCCAACGCTTCCTTAATTGGTTGCTCTACTTGAGCTTTTGTATAGCCTGACATTAACAATATATTTGCTGCAATATTTATGGTTAGTTCTTCGGGAGTTGTAATAGTTACGACATGCCCAATAGGAACTAATCCTAATCCAGTTCCTTGAGGGGTTGGGTCTAACTGTTCCTGAATAATATTTATAAAATCATTAGTTATAATATTAAAAGAAGCATCGATTACACTGCATTTAACTGTTCCTCCACCATCCCAAACCGGATATATTTGAACCTCTCCCACACCTTCTATATTTTTTAAAGTTTCAACATATTGAGCAATATTTCCACCAAACGGTTTATCCTTTAAGGCTAAGAAATATCTTGCTCTTAAATCATCATCTGTTTCTATATCTCTTGCTGGAACAATTAAATCTGTTATTACCGCTGAACTTAATCCTTGAATGTAACTTATGGGCATTATATTGCCTACATAGGCATTTCCAGCTGTTCCAATGGTTTCACAAGTCAATTGATAATTTCCTGGGACAATTTGACCTTCTACTTCATAAGGAGCTGTAACTATATAGTTTAAACTTTCTCTATCAGTGATTGTAGAAAATCTACTACCTATCTCTATTGCTAAAGGAGTTCCACTTTCTGTTTCGAAGACCCCTTTCTTAATAGCTGCAGTAGCCTCAAACCTCTTTATTCCTTGCTCTGCTACCCTTAAATCTAAATATTGTCCATTTGCAGTTTCTGCGAAAGTATCCTGCAATAATCTTCTTAATCTCATATAGTATTCAGATAATTCATAACAAGCTGGAGCTAAGGCATCGTATATAATGCTACCTTCTCTTTTATCTATGGTATTAGGAACTCTTGATAATGCGGATTCTATTAAATATTCAAAGGTATATTGTTCTAAATAATCTCCAATCATAATATATTCACCTCCGTACTAATATTTGTTGCACCTATTACGGTATTGACCCTAAATGAAGCTGTCATTCTATCTATTTCAGTTTGCTCAGTTGTAAAATCTGTAATACTTAATATTCTATCATCAGCAAGAAGAGCTTCAGTTATAGTTCTTTCTAAATCTGATACAATAAAATCATATTCCTTACCAATTAGTCTATCTAACTCCGTCCCATATTGTGAACTGTATATTACATAGGCATAACGCTCGGTATAAAGAATTTTCATAACTAATTGCATAACAGCTTCTTCATTATTTATCTTACCACTAATCCTCTTTCTTTCAAAGTCTAATTTATAGGTCAATGAGGGTTGACTGACTACCTCTAAATTAGTTAAATCTACTTGTTGTTCAGGTATCATTTAATTCCCTCCTCTTTTTCAAGTACATAAAACATCTGTCCTTGATTCACTCTTAACACTCTTACCTTATCTCCAACAATTAATCCTGGCCATAATAAGATATCAGGCAAGGCTGATCTAGTATTCATTTGAGGTATTACGTGAGTATGTGTATGCTCTCCAGCCGGTTGAGTATTATGTTGAGGTATAACATGTAGATGGGTATTATCTTCTCTTTGTGGTATCTTGATTATTGTTTCCTTTACCAACGCCGATAAGATTAAGAATTTTTCATCAACCTCGAATCGATTATCAATCTTTATTTTAAGAGGAGAAACTGAAGTTACTACTCCAAATAATAAATCGGTGGATTCGCTTACCGGAGCTTTTCCAACATTTCGCATTATCTTTAATAATTTATTTCCTGCCATTATATACTCACCTGCATCTCGCATAATTTTTAATAATTTTCCTGCCATTATAATATACTTACCTGCACTTCCAATTGCATTGTATGCAAATCATTTTGAAATATATGAGAGCATGTAGTAACCATGAAATATTGATTAATGGTTACTCCTTCTTTCTGCAAAGCACTAATTCCAAGGACTATACCACTACCAGCTGCTACCCTTAGGTCTCCAAGACAATCTAATTTTAATTTCTTAGTTACTCTATTCTTTAACTTTAGAATCATTTCAGCTCTTGCTTGAATCTGGGCGACATTTGCATTTTCATCCATCTTTTCAAAATATTGTAATAATCCCCATTGCTTAATGGTAGAGCTATCTTTGACTATATAAATTTCTCTTTTCTTTGTTTCTTTGTTTTCCTTAATCAATTTAACTTGGTTATAGGTATCATCATCTACGGAGCTTTCATAGTCAAAATCTATTAGTAAGCTTTCATCTCCAATGAATAAATCTGTTTTTAATGAGTTAATACTAACGAATTGAAGTTTACCAAAGTTATCTCTTATCATATACCAGTTTCCGGTATTAATTAAAGTTTCATCAATTCCAAATTGTATAATTTCAAACAATGTCTTATTATCATTAACTCTTGGCGAAACTATATAAGAACTTGCATCTTTTACTTCAGAGGATAATTTAAAATCATTACATAGCTTTGTAAATATCTGAGAAGCTGTAAGATTTGATAATACATAAGTATCTTTATTTTTTAAGTAACGCATCTGGTCATAAGCGGTTATTGGAATCTTTTCATCTTTCTTTTTTCCTCGCTTAAATATATATCCAAAGAAAACTTCTTTACCATCAACTTTAAAAGAAATAGGTGAGCCTTCGCTTATAATCAATTTGGTATCATCAATATAGTTAAAAGTTAACTTTCCAGGCTGATTGGTTAAGGTAGTCTCCCATACAACATTAGTAATCAATTCACTAATATCATAAGTCTCACCACTCTTACTATCTTGTACAATCGCTTCTATATTCATTAACTCGCCTTTTCTATTTATGTTTTATCTGATTTTCTGCTACCCAACCACTATATCCACCACCAGGGGTTATAATATGATATCTGTACTTACGATTTTTATCTGCTATTATATGACTAATTTTTCCGGTATGATTCTTAAATGTCCCATGAGGATTAGCCCCATAACTCGAATACCAATAGTTTCCATTAGCTATAACGGTATCTCCGATAGCAAACCTAGTTTTTGGTCTTTCAGTTGCTGGAGCAGTTACTTTTGTAGGCTCTGATATTGTAGCAGGTGAGGTAATCTTCACGACCTTCGAAGAGAATGATCTGTATTCCTTTATGGATAAACTATAATGAATATCATCATCTCCTGCTTTTAAGCCATATTCTAAATCCTCTATTGCTGCCAACATATTAATTTTAGTACCACTAACTATGAATCTAAATGGTTTCTTTTCTGCTTTAATGTTTTCAAAGAAGTCTATATAATATTGAGGCTTTTCAAACTTTCCTTTTGTTAACACATAAGGTGCATCTTTATCGGTTGGAAGAAAGCATTTTATCGCAAAAGCTTCCAGTTTCTTTTCCCTCAATAAATTTATCTGTCCAAGTTTTACAATTTCCTCTGTTTTATTATTCCCGGAGGAAGCTATCATAATTTCCTCCGGGTTAACTGGAAGTTGAACAACTTGATTATTAAATTCAAAGAAAAATCTAATTGCCATTATGCTCCCTCCCCTACCAATACACTTGCATATGCTTCTTCAACCATATCCTCAATAACCGCAAGTATCTTGTTTACATCTGCAGTTTCTCTTACATCTCCAAACTCTACGGTCATTTCAGGTCTTAGGGTTGTGTATTTATTAACAAATTCTGTTGCAGCTACATCTTTTAACAATTTAATGTCTTCATCTGTAATGCTAACAGCATCTTTAATCTTATCTAAAATACCGCCCCTAATCATAGGATTACCAGCCGCTTTTATCATATCATTATAAGCCGCATCATTAGCACTTGCATCATACTCTGGTATTTCTACACCTGCCGCCTTTTTAGCTGCATCACTTTTTCCTTTTTTATATAAATTCTCTAAGTTTTTAGTAGCTGCAGCAAGTTCATCGTTCATAGCACCAAATGTTACTTGCCTTTCTGCGGCTCGTGCTTCCATTTCATTTCTCGATGCTTGTAAATTGGCTTCCCTAGATTGTCTTGCTACTTCTTCAGCTGCTCCAGCTTCGGCTGCAAAGGTTACTTGACTAATTGCATCAATGCTAACTCCTGGTATTTTATTTAATGCTCCAACGAACTTATTGATTAAACCGATAGATTCGTTAATCATATCTTGTAGAGCATTTAGAACATCAACTCTCATTGTTTCCACATAGTTAGCTATCGCCACTCCTGCATATTGCCAAGCCATTACTAAGTTGTCTACTAAGTCTAATATCAAATGTATAGATGTGAAGAAGGCTGCTTTCAATCCTACTAATGCCACTACAATAGATGCTTTCGCAATCTCCCAAGCATTCTGTAATCCTCCAACACTCTGAGTCCATTTGTAGGTAACGGCAACAACAATTCCAATTAACGATATAATCCAAGTTAAGGGATTAGTTAATAATGTTACGAAGAATGCTTTAGCAGCTCCTGTGGCTACCCAAGTAGCTGTCGCACTATATAGCATAGCCGCTTCATAAGCTGCGAATGCTGTCACAATTCCCCAAATTATTGGAGCGATTATTTCCCAGTTGCTTTCAATCCATTTAGATATAACCATTACATAGTCAAGCACAATTCCTAGATAATCAAGTAAACTGATTATTGCATTTTTAATGCCGTCTACTACTGCTAAGAATTGCTTGCTAGATAACATCTTTAATATCTTCTCATGCAGTCCACCTTCCTGTAAGAACTTTCCTTTAGCGAATGTCTTTATGTTATTCATCCAGTCCACGAAGGTATCAGGCATATTCTCAAACTTCGCATCAATAGTTGCTCCAGCTTCGAGTAAAGCATTTGTAAAATCAGTACCGGCAACCTTTCCATCCTGAACTAAAGTATTCAACTCTGCTCTTGTTACTCCTAAATTCTTAGCAACCACATCTGCTAAATATACCGAGTTAGATGCTACTATTTTCCAGTCTTCCCATCTAAGTTTTCCAGTTGCCAAGGATTGCTGCAGGTTATACATCACTGATTGAGCTGCTGCTCCTTTTGTTCCTCCTAAAGTTAAGGATTTGTTCATAAGCTCTGCCATTCTAATTGATGCTTCAGTGCTCATACCAAACTCACTCATAGCAGCTTTCATTTGTACAGCAGATTCTAAAGTATCTTCATATGCAGAACGAGTACCCATTGCACTTCTGGTTATCTTGTTCTGTATATCGTAAAGGTCTTCTCCTTCTCCAAGCATTCCGCTTAATCTGGATTGCTTGTCTGTCATCTCTGAAACATTGGTTAACTGATTAGCAATTGCTCCAACAACCTGTTTAGTTAATTCTAAAGCTTGGTTAGCGGCCGTTATTCCATTTCTCCACTTATCGAACCCAGAACCTCCTCTATCTACTTCTGGAGGTATTTCATCAAGATTATTATTAAATTGGTCAAGAGCTTCAGAGGCCGCATTGATATCTTGTTGAGCTTTTCTAAAAGCACTATTACTAACATGGTCAACTCCTGCCATAGCATCTACAGTTGACTGCAAAGATTTAATGATTGTTCTTAATACTGGAGTCATTCTATCTTTCGTTATAATTGTATTACTTACTGTTGCCATTAGCGTCTGCGACCTCCTTTCCTTCTTAATTTAGAATTTTGTTTCTTTTCTTCCGCTAATCTTTCATCAATCATAGCTATAACTAACGCTTTCTCTTTACGAGGAAGGGCGACGAAACCTACATTATCGCCTGAATATGGCCATTTGTGAAACTTGTTTAATGCATAATAGGCGTACCAAGTTTCGCCGTCACCTTCCTTTAAGAGTTTTTTGCTTCCTCTACCTCATCTTCGAATTCTTTATCAAATCCAGATAAAGAGGAAATCTGTTGAGCAAGTTCTGAAATCTCTCCTGCAAGTAAGCTCTTATATAAGAACTGTTCCGGAGTTTGACATCCTGCTTTCTTAATACTTTCCGCATCCCTGAAGTTAGGTTCGATTGTATGATTCAAAACAACAAGCTCATTAAACACCTTGCTATCAAACTCTACTTTTTTCTTGCCTCCAATTTTAGTAGATAACTTCTGATACAAGGAGAATTCCGGGCCTGTCATTCCCTTAATCTTGAAAGGAAACTTTGCAAGTCTTGGGGAAACAACTACTTTAGCTGTTAAGTTATCCACCGGGTTTTCTATTAAGAACTGTAACAATGCACTCATTTATATTCCTCCTCTTATACTCTCGGATTGCCAAAGCTATCAAGGATATCGAAACCATCAAAAGTGAAATCAATATCATCGTCTAAAACATCGGCTTCCGTATCCAATTTAGCTAATACTGTACTATCTATATTACAATTATACAATACCATCATCTGCTGACCAACACTAGATGTTGGGTCATGATTAACTATTGTAATATCGAAGTAGGTGTCTTTACCAGTCTTCGCATACTTCAATGCCATGTGTCTAAATATGGATGTTACATAATAGATTGTCATTGAACCAGTGCCTGACCAGCCAGTTCCCTTATGCTGAGTACCTCTTTTTCCAAGAGTTCTTACTTCAGTTTTAATCTTTTCAAAAGTAGCTTCCAAGTTCTTTATATAAAACATATCTTGCACGCTTCCATCTATGATGGCCGTTGCTTTACCTTCTTGACCACTGATTGTATCACCAGCATGTAAAAACATATATTATTCCTCCTCTTATTAACCAACCATTACGGTCATGTATAATTTTTCCATTGAATCAACAGGTTGAGTAGCTAAGTCAACAACAACCGCATCAATGGCTTCTCCAGCATATACCTGAATATCTGTAGTACTATCAAAATTTTGAATTGCTGAAATATCTTGAAGCATATTTAGGTAGGCAATAACATCGGCTTTGAAAACGTTTCTTCCATCATCGTTGTTATCCACTTTACCAATATAACTTCTTTCAAACAGTAGTGCTATGGAGTTATTAATTTCATCAAGTGTTCTAATAACGCGGTTCTTACTGAAAGTATATCCTTTATCAGGAGTAAATGTATGCAATGTGTTGATATCCTGCTCAATAACAACTACACCATCTTGTCTTGTTGAAAGAACCATCTTACCAGCTTTAAGAGCTTCTTCAATTTCTTCATCTCCATAAGGGGTTACACCTTCGGGATAAACGATTGAAACTGCTTCATTAATTGCATGATAAGTATTAGAAGCATTTACATCTGAGCCAGCGGTTAAACCGGCTACATAAGCTACAAAGGTAGTGGGGCTAACTGTTTCAGTGGTTGTTTTATAACCCTGGTTTACAGTTATAATTCCTTCGTAATCCGCATCCGCATCATATAAAACAGCCTGAACCTTCCTACCAAGATTTTCTCTCATATTAGTAATGAAAGTAATGATATTGGAGTTTACAGCTGGAACATCTTGAGGAATACCCATTGTATTCCATTTGTACGCCTTTATTTTATTCAAGTAGGTAGAATAGGTTACTTCATTAACCGTTCCATTCTCTCCACCTGCTAATGTAACTCCAGCATTTGCAACCACGTCTCCGGTTCCACTGAATACTACATAATCATTAGGAACCAATTCAGCAACGGTTTTAACCGTCTGCCTATTTCTTTCAATATCTCTAAATAAGGTAATGACATCAAAGTTTTCTCCATTTGCTACGACACGTACTGCAATCTCATTACCTACAATACCTGCATACTTAGCAGTAGCCGTAAGAGGTGTTAAAGCCGCACTTGCTTTTGTTCCCCCGGTATCAAGACGATAAATTATTGCTTTATAAGCATTCTTCAACGCCTCTCTAAAGATTTGACTCTGTTCCTCAAAAGCAGTATATCCAATCTTAGGTAAGCTCTTACCATCAATTAAGTCAGTACTTAGTAATTCTGTTACTTCATCTCCCCAGCTCATAGCTACAGGCATTGTAACTACTCCACGAATACCAAGACTGGATAATGGTTTGGCTACGCCTTTGAAATTGATATAAGCTCCAGGTCTTGTTTTATTTTGTAACTTAAAAGTTCCACCAGCCATATTTTTCTTTCCTCCTTTAATTAGTTCTGAATAATCTCTAAAGATTCCATTTCAGGAACCTTATCAATCCATTGTTTCGCTTTTATGTTATAGGTTACATAAAACTGT